TTAAGCGCGATGAAAAGCAAAATATTAAAGAGTTTTATCCGATTGACTTTAATTCGTGCGAATTAAAAGAATATCAAGATAACCTATATATTAAATTTAATTTTTATAACGCTAAAACAGTCGTTATACCATATTCCGACATTATCCACATTCGCCGTAATTATTCTAATCATGATATTTTAGGACAAGACGCTTATAAGCCTTTATTAGAAACTCTTACTAATTTATCTAAGGCAAGACAATCTATCTCTAATAAAGTAGAAAATGGCGGAAAGATTAGCGGTATTCTTCAATTAGCCGGCTCTATTGGGCAAGAAGATTGGAAAGATCAAGCACGTAATTTTACAAAATGGTTTAAAAATTCAACATCGGATACGGGCGGCGTCGCTGCTATCGATTCTACGGCTAATTTTACGCCTGTATCTACTAAGGTAGAATCTGCCGAAGAAACACAATTAAAGTATTTACAAGCTGAAGTATATTCTTATTTCGGTATTAGCGAAGCTATCGTTAATGGATCATATACAGAAACAGAATTCCAAGCCTTCTACGAGTCTATTATTGAAGGTATTAAAATTCAATTATCCCAAGAATTCACAGCTAAAGTATTTACCGAAAACGAGAAGAAATACGGCAATATTATCGACTTTAATTCTAATCGTCTAACTTATGCTTCTACGTCTAATAAAATTAATATGGTTAGGGAATTAGGCGCATTAGGTCTACTTACTACAAATGAAGCGCGAGAATTATTTGATTTACCGCCAGTAGAAGAAGGGGATAAGCGTTTAGTATCTCTTAACTATGTCAATGCAGAAAAAGCCGATCAATACCAATTAAGCGGAAAGGAAAATAAATAATGTTAGAAGTAAGAAGTACACAAGACTCTATCGTAGAATCTAAGGATAATATGACTATCGTAGGTTATGCCGTAGTATTCGATTCACCTACAAAATTATATACAGCTAACGGCGTCGATTATTTCGAAGTAATTAAAAAGGGTGCGTTAGATAATGCCGATATTAAAGACGTAGTACTACGTTATAATCATGCTGATAATTCTACGTTGTTAGCACGTACAACAAACGGCACATTACGACTAACCGTCGATGAAGTCGGATTATTTGTTGAAGCAGATCTTGCGAATACAACGGCCGGCAAAGATATTTACGAATTAGTAAAGCGCGGCGACTTATCTAAAATGTCTTTCGCCTTTACAGTCGATTCCGATTATTATTCACTAACTACTAGATATATAGAATCTATTAAATCCATTAAAGATGTATCTGTAGTAGACTTCCCAGCTTATCAGTCTACTATTGTAGCAACTGTACAACGTAATTTCGATAAAGCCGAAGAAGAAGCTAAAGAAAACCTAGAAAAAGAAAAACTTAAAACCGTACTTTTAACCTACTAAATCACCCTATATAGTAGGAATATTTTTTATTTAACTTATCTTTACATTAAAGACAAAGGAATTTATTTTAACATGAATAGACTTGCTGAAATTGAAGCACGTAAAGCCGAAATTCAAGGCGCTATTGAATCCTCTACCGTTGAAGAATTAGTTGAATTCCGAAAAGAGTTAGAAGATCTAAAAGAAGAAGAAACAGAAATCAGAAAAAATCTTAAAAGCGTCGAAGAAGCTTTAAAAACAAATCCTAACTTAGGTAACACCGTTAAAACTGAAAAGGAAACTACCGAAATGACAAAAGACATTTTTGCTAGCGAAGAATACCGCAGCGCATTTTTTAAACATGTAATCAAAGGCGAAGCTATGCCGGAAGAATTTCGCGGCGCTAATTCTACAACTGCCGACAATGCAGCTGTAATCCCTACAACTGTACTTGATGAAGTAGTACGTAAATTGGAAAACTACGGCGATATCCTTCCTCGTGTACGTCGTACACAATTCGCTGCCGGCGTTGCTGTACCTAATACAGTAACAAACTTCAAAGCTACATGGCAAAACGAGGACGCTGCCGGCGACTCTCAAAAAATGGCTACTGGTAACGTAGTATTCGCAGCATATCAATTACGTTGCGTAGCAGCTGTATCTTTCCAAATGGACGTACGCAGCCTTGCTGCTTTCGAAGCTGCTTTAGTTGGTAAAATCGCTGACGCTATGGGCGTAGCATTGGAAGAAGCTATTATTTCCGGTACTGGTACTGCTCGTCCTACTGGTATTCTTAGCGCTACACCAGTAAAAACTGTACAAATTGCGAAATTTGATTATACTGAATTGGTTAAATGCTTAAAAGCTGTACCTTCCGCATATAAGAAAAATACAGTATTTATCATGAATGAAGGTACTGCACTTACTATCGCTGGTATGACAGATACTAACGGTCAGCCTGTAGGCGGCGTTAATATGGGTATTAACGGTCAGCCTCAATACCGTATCTTAGGTAAAGAAGTAGTATTGACTGACGCATTGCCTGACATCGATGAAGCTACAACAGGCAAGACAGTAGCCGTATTGTTTGACTTGTCTAAATATATGCTTAATACTTCCTATGACGTTGATCTTGTAGAATACCGCGACAACGCTACACGCGCTAAAGTATATGATTCTATCGCACTTGTTGACGGTAAAGTAATCGACGCTAACGGCCTAGTATTCGTAAATAAAAAATAAGGAATAAACTAATATGACGCTAGAAACTATTAAAAATTATTTGCGTATTGATTCGGATCTTACCGATGATGATATGTTAATTAAATCTTTAATGGAAGCGTCTATAAACTACATAGAATCCTATACGGGAAAACGCTATAACGACAACGAAGAAATTTTTACTACGTTGTCGTTATTGCTTATCTCGCATTGGTACTCTAACAGAAACATTGCGAATAAATCGGCGTCTATCGACGAATACCCTCATACAATTAGTGCGATGATGAATACTATTAAATTCAATCCTAGATATTCCGAGGTATTTTAATATGATAGCTAACGCCGGGCGATTAAATAGACGCATTAGCATTTATGGAAAAGTAAAATCTAAAACATCTGCCGGATTCGATACGGTTAAAGAGGGTAAAGTATACGACTGCTGGGCCGCTATTTATCCACTCCGTATGTCAGATTCTAAAGATAATAATGTATTACAAACAATTAACACCGTAAAATTTACTATTCGTTACCGTAAAAATATAGATACTAATATGACGATTCATTATAAAGAAAAGACGTTTAGAATCGTAGGAATTGTAAACCCTTTCTATGATAATGAATCTCTTGAAATTACAGCGGAAGAAGTAAGCCGCGGTAATAATAAAAATGATAAGGTACTAAATAATGGCTAGCTTAGAATTTCTTAATATCGATGAATTAGAAGATCAGATAGCTAAGGCTATAGCCGAATATCCTATCGAGGCTGAAAAGTCGCTGAATAAAGTAGGCTTAGAATTAAAGAAAAAGCTAATTGAAAAAAGCCCGGACTCCGGGACTAATCATAAAAAGAAATTAGCTAAATCGTGGAAAAAAAAAGTTACCGGTACTAATCTTACTAACTTGCAAGCTGAAATATGGAATACTGCCCCGCATATCGGTTTAATCGATAGGGGACATAAAGTAGTTACTAAAAGCGGACAGACTGTAGGCTTTGTACAAGGTAAGCATTTTATCGATTCTACGACTAAGGAAGTTGGATATAGTATGTTACCTATCGAATTACAAACTATGATTAAGCGATTAAAAAAACGGGTAGGAAATTAATATATGTTAACTCAAATTGATATATTATCGGCAATTAAAGATATACTTACTTCTAAATTCGGCTATCCGATTTATCTTGAAGAAGTAAAGGAAGGCTTTGAGTCGCCTTGCTTCTTTCTAAAAGCTATTCGGACGGCGAATAGGGATAATAAATGCTCTCAACTTAATACGATAATGATATATATAACATTCTTCAGCGAAAAGGGTACTTTTACGGCTGAAGAATTGTACAACTTACAAGATTCATTAACACAATATTTTATTTCGGGATTCCCTGTTAAAAAAGATAATAGATACTTACAGGCTTTAAATCTAAATCATGAAATTGACGGGGAAGATAGCGATATTATTAATTTTTCCTTCGATATAAGATATTATGATTATCTTTACAAAAAAGATACCGATCAAGAATTAATGAATCAATTACATTTAAATGAAAGGCTAACACATAATGGGCTTACCAGAAATTAGCGTATATTTTAAAGAGAAAGGGATTGCCGCTATCGAATCTGCTAAACGCGGTATTATCCTTCTTCTTCTTAATGATAATGTACAAGCGGTAACAAGATATACCGTATTCGATAATGACGATATCCCTGAAACGCTTTCCGCTGATAATAAAAAACAAATTGAATATCCTGAAGCAACTACAGAAGAAACTACTTCTATCGCTACATGGATTAAGGCACAACGTACTCAAAAAGATAATAAAGTTAAAGCTGTATTATATAAAAACGCAGCTGATAACGAAGGTATTATCAATGTTACAAATGAATATTTTGAAGTCGGTAGCAAAAAATACACAGGCCAACAATACTTATCCCGTATCGCTGGTTTAATTTGCGGTACTCCGGCTACTATTTCTTGTACATTCGCGCCACTTCCTGAAGTAACAGGCGTAGAATTTGTCGATCGTGAATCCCTAGATAGACGTATCGACGCTGGCGAATTTGTCGTATTTGACGACGGCGAAAAAGTTAAAGTAGCGCGCGGCGTTAACTCTTTTGTAACGACTGTACAAGATAAGGGTAAATCCTTTAAGAAAATTAAACTTGTCGAATTAATGGATATGATCCACGACGATATTAAGAAAACTGCTGAAGATAATTATCTAGGTAAATATGCTAACTCCTATGATAATCGTTGTTTATTGGTTACAGCGATTAACGGTTATTTTACTGAATTAGAAGCGGCTTCGCTAGCCGAAAAAGGTAAAAATAATTGTGTTATCGACGTAGAAGCAACTAAGATTTATCTTATGAAAAACGGCCGTAAAACTAAAGAAGAATTAAAAGTTATGAAAGACATCGATATTAAATACGAAAATATCGGCGATAATGTATTCTTAACGGCTGAAATGTCTTTACTCGACGCAATCGAAACAATTAAATTACCAATTCATATTTAATAAAGGAATTAATACATATGGAAAACTTTAAAGGTAGACAAGCTATCAATGGGACACATGGCGAAATATGGGTTAATTCCAAATATTTTGCCGAAGTACTTAGCTTAAAAGCACAAATTACTTTAGATAAGACTGAAGTTAAACGCGTTAAACACCTTGAAAAAGATTATAAAGTTATGTCTATGACTTGCAAAGGTAGCGTTAAATTTCATAA